TGCTTGGCAACTCAATCAAGTTATTATCTTGAAAGCGTCCTTCTCTGACAGAGCCAAAAAGGCTTGCCATAGATGCAACACCAAAAGATGTGTCCCATTTGTTTTTACCAGTGAAGTGTGAGTTCAACTGGCAGCCATAAGAAGATAAAAAGTTTCTTAAGTTATCATCCAAAGAGTAGGCCTTCTGGTGTGCGTTGATTTCTACGCGTAACTCCTGTGGGCGATACTTCTCAACCCATTCTTCAATCACGCCTTGAATTTTTGCTGGCGTAGGTTCTGTCATATTGATGCAATCTAGAACGTAAATTCGTCCGTCTGTTCGATTGTATGAAACAGCCACAAAAGCAGAAGCCCCTGCCATAGCAGGGTCAAAGCCAATAACGGTGTAAGCGTTGTCAGTATTTTTCGGATGGCCTACAACCCCTGCCTTGAGAGGTCCACGTTTACGCATTCCGTTGACACTTCCTGCAACGCAGGTTGGAGAGAAGATAGAGTCTTCTTGGACATCTTCTTGCTGGTAGACCATAGCCCAAACCGAGGGGCTGACCTGAGAGCGACGCTTAAAGAGAGAAGGTCCGTCCCATTTGGGAAAATTTCCATTTTGTAATGCATCGTCCTTTGCATTTTCTTGCTGGTCTGTTTCGGGCCAGAGTGTTTTCCAATTAAGCGGGTCTTCGTCAAATTCTAAAACTGCTGGCATAGCGCAGTAGGTAAAGGGACTTACCCCACCCGACCACTGCCCAGGGTCTCTGAGCATCTTGTAGAGGTCAATTGATGACACTCTGGTTCCAACAATAATTAACTTACCGTGTCTGCCAAGACGAGTGATAACTTCTTTCTGAAGCCACTCAAGTTGCTTTTCCCACTCGTGGGCATTGCTACCCATAACAGCGTCGTCCACAATAATCAAATCGGCACGTGCACCGTAAATCTGAGAACCCATACCTAGGGCCTGAACGGTAGGGTCTTTCTCGCCAGAGTCGCGGCCTGTGCCTAGGTAAATCATATCGGCAGACCATTGGGTAGCATCTGCCTTGTAACCACCGTTAGGGCCAAAGGCCACTTGCAGTTTGGTAAAGGCTGGGTGTGAGAGTCGGGTCTTGATGGCTCCCAGAAATTTACGTGCCATACCCTGGGTCTTGGAGACGATAATGACTCGGTGATTTGGGTTGGTAACGATTTTGTACAAAACGTAGTTGACGGTGATAGTGGTAGACTTGGCGTGCTCTGGGGGTACGTTGATAAGTACTCGGTCAGCCTCGCCAGGTTCGTAGGTCATACCTCCTGGCATCCAGCGAGGTGGCCTACCCTCCATCATATCCATCCAGTTCAACTGGTGAGGAAATAACTTAGAATCTAGGAACTGTTCACAGAAGTCGGGAAAAGAAATATCCTTTAAGTCGGCAAGGTCTGCTTTAACACCTTTACCCTCTAGGCGGGCCTTTTCGGCTCTAGTCTTAAACTCAGGGTCTGCCATCACCCACTGTCGGAAGGTAACGTCATTTCGGCCTACCCCAGCCATAGCCGAGATAATAGTTGCCCCCTGGCTCAGTTGGATGAGTACCTTCTCCTGGGCTTCTTTCTTTGGTATATTTTGGATTCCTGGCTTGCGTCCCATAGTCTTCCAATCGGTATATTAACACTACCTGATTAACGGTAGACCTATCCCATAAATTTTATTAGTTATATATATATTAAGGAGTTGTCGTAGAGCAAACGGAGACAACTCCGTTAAAAATTATATTTAATCTTTACATCTATAGAAGACCCGTTCAAATCGTAAAAGCGAACGTAAGGTTCGCAGAATATTATTACTTAAGTCATAAAAGTTGCCCTCTGGGGATAAAACCCCAGTTCAGAAGGGGGGAGTAACAATATAACAGATATTTATTACCTGACCATATATAGTATATAAGTGCGCAGATTAAACAACTCCCCCTCAAAACCTGACGGCTTTTCGTAGTCGCCTGACTCTCAACCTATACCTGAGGGTTAGGGTTATCTTTCTTTCTTAAGTCTTAAGAATAAAGAACATTTTAAAGTCTGGTATCTTTTAAAGCGTAATATCTGGCAAGGATTGAGGCCGTCGGGCCGATTGTGTTAGGGGTGACTGTCTGCCCTGCCAATATCGGGGGGGAATCTAGGCCAGAAATATAGTTGAATCTTCAACCATTACGGGGAAGACAGGGGCCGAGAATGTGACATAAAACACACCCCGAAAATGCTTGACATCCAAGAATTGAGGCATTACCCTTAAGACACAAGGGAGAAATCCCCCTAAGACAGGAGAAGAAAGAAATGCAAACAACAACCAAGAAGAGTGAGAATCTCTCAATCATTACCGAGGCCCTAGAATCGGCTCACGCCTTAATTCAAGAGAAGACAGGCGCACCCCGCGCCACCATTCTCGTCACACGTAAGACAGGCAACACAATGGGCCACTTCACACACGCCCGCCCTTGGGTCTCTGGTGAAGACTCATTTCACGAGATTATGGTCTCGGCCGAGTATTTCACACGCGGGGCCCGCGCTATCCTTGGCACACTTCTACACGAGACAGCGCACAGCCTAGACCTGCAGAATGGAATCCAAGGCGTAACGGGTGACGGGTACCACAACAAGAAGTTCAAGGCCACAGCCGAGGCCCTAGGCCTCACAATCACACAGGCCAAGCGTATTGGATGGAGCAATACCGAGGTGAGCGACGAGTGCGCGGAGCGATGGAGCGAGGCCTTGGCAATCATTGAGGCAGGCCTAGCCCTCACAGCCGACACCGAGGCGGGCCAAGGCAAGAAGGGGCGCGATAAGAACAATCTCGTAGCCGAGTGCGGGTGCGGTGGCAAGATTAGACTCAGCAAAAAGGTGCTTGAAATGTGCGCCCCAAGGTGCCAGAATTGCCATCACGACTTCGAGGCCAGAGACTAGAAAGGACAGCCCCCGCCTAGCGGGTACGGGTTCACAATCCGACGGGGGCACAAGTTAGGGGGGAAATTCTTCCCGACTTAAGACATAAGACAGGGGCAAGAAATGGAAATGTTAGAAATCAACTTCGCCACTATGGCGAGAGTCGCAGAGGGCCTTAAGTCACGCGGTGGCACATTTGAGCAATTCGACGGGGTAGTGTTCGACCTAATCGAAGAGGCACTATTCGAGGCCGAGTCGGGCAAATTTGCCCGCCTAATCTGGGAAGGCAGAGAAATCGCAGAGTGTGAAGATTGCCAAGAGTGGAGTGCCTTTCTTGAAATACGCGAGGATTGCGGGCTTAATCTCTGCAGGAATTGCTTCAGCCTAGAAGGCTAAAAGCACAGCCCCCGCACCTAAAGCGGGCGCAGGTTCAAGACCTAGCGGGGGCGCGGTAAGGCGGGAAATTCTCACCTTATGACTTAAGACAGGAGAATAAAGAAATGTCACAGCCAACAGGAATCGCGCTAAAGGTTACAAATAAAGACGGCAAGGAATCATTCCCCGCCTATGAGGCTTGGGGTTGGGAGAAGATTAACGCCGTAATTCAAGGGACCTTGGACATTGAGCACGTCGCCAAGGTTGAGATAGTAGATATCAACTTCCAGGCCTAGACAGGCCCGCCTTGCCCCGATATAGTCGGCACAGGTTCAAGACCTAGCAAGGCACGAGACAGGGCAACAAGGCCACGTCTTAAGACAGGAGAATAAAATGAGTTCAATGGCACAAGTACAGGCGGACACGCTAAGCGATGACGTAAAGAGAATCATCCACGCGGAGCAATTCGCGGAGGATTTTCTGCTAGTTGCAGAGAATGATTTCGGAATGTATTCCGACTTAAGACAGGAAGCAGAGGGGGCCTCGCTTGTACAGTTAAGCGACCAAGTGCGGAGCAATTACGAGCACTTAACCGAGCAAGTGTGCGAGTTGGTAGCCGAGCACATAAGCCCAGAGGCCCGCGACTTAATCGCTCAACTATTACAGGGACAGGGCTCTTTGCCTTTCGATGTAATCGCTCGCCGAGTGATGGAATGGGGCAAGTGATGAGGGACTTAATCGAGAAAGAGGCCGAGTTTATTTTCGAGCAAATGCGCCAGAATGTTGGGGACCCGTACTGGCAGGGGAGGCTTGACTCTCTCGCTTGGGTGCTTAAGCAATCACCAGAGGGGGGCGAGTAAATGGAACTCACAGAGCAAGAACTCTTACTCATTAAATCGGCACTAAGAAGCGACACAGTAGGGAAATGGGGAGACGGGCGACAGGCGAAGATTGACGCATTACTTAAGAAGTTAAGTCTTAAGGCATAGAAAAAAGTCTAAGCAATTAGATAGCCCCGCACCCTTGACAGGGGGCGAAGTGTGCGAGACACTAGCGGGGCACGTCGAAGCGGAGCACCATAGCCCGCCGACAGGAGGAAATAAAAATGAGAATAGAACTAGACAAATACGGCTTTATCTTTTCAATAGATTGGGCTTACGTGGAAATCTCTTGGGAATTGCTTGGACTTATGGCCCTCGCGGGTGTTCTTTATAAGGCAAGAAAAGTAATCCAAAATAAATTACGACTTAAGACAGGAAAGTAAATGTTGCACATCATCGAAGGGACCGACCCTTACGGGCGCAAATTCAGAGGGCTTTACGATTTACAAACCGCAGCAGAATTATTAAAGGACCCAACGAATGTATATCTGGGCGAGAAAGTAACCACACAATTACCACTTAAGACAGGAGAATAATAATGGAGAATAGTTCCGAGAGCGTGGACTGGGTTTCGCTCATAGATAGCGCAACCTTTCTAGCCTCATTCGCAACAGGGCAAGGAGTGCCACAAATGTACACGTGTTACAAATGCTTGGCAGATTACGACGAAGAAGATATTGTTTGGGCTGATAAAGAAGGCAACGTTCGCTGGCACTATTTCGCTTGGTGCGTCGAATGTTTACCCGCACAGAAAGAGGTTTATAAAAATGAAATGCATATGTAACCAATGCGGTTGGGAAATCAACACGCCACAATGGTGGAATAAACTTGACAAAGATAAGTGGTTGTGTGACGATTGTGACACAGCCAATGCAGTTAAAATTGGAAAAATAATGGGAGTCTTAATATGAAACTAACACAGAGGGGCGAAGCCTTTATGTTCTTCTCGCTAATCACATTGACCCTGCTACTTCTCTGGGCAGGGTATGAATTCATAAACCATATTTGGTATGTGCAAGGCGAAGGATATTGTTGGGGCACGGCAGCACAATGTCTTAAGACAGGATTATGAGCAGGCACAAAGGGGCGCAGGGTGGGGTTATGACTAAAGAGTTATCACCTGAAAGAATCAAGCGCAACGCAAGAGCAAGAATAAAAGAAGAAAAATATTGGGAATCACTAGCAAGCGAAGTTACAATCACAAACAATAACGACTTAAGACAGGAGAATACAAATGATTAAGATTGAGTTCGAGGTAGATGAAAAAGAATTGTGGAGTACTGTTTTTGGGTCAAGCCCGTTCTCTTTTGGTGACCACTTTACAGAGGCAGAGTATGTCGGTGACGCTGACTGGGAAACTGTCGGTCAGATTGAAGTCACAGGCGAGGACGAAGATGGAAGTATGGTTACAAAGATTATTGGCATTGAAGATTTAGCCAAGGCTCTACCAATTGCTAATCAACAGGTCTATATGGACTTGTTTGATTTCGATAAATATGATTGCATATGTGCAGACGCAGTTCTGCAGGTTGCAATGTTCGGCAAAGTAATTTACGGATAAAACTAACTACTTAAGACAGGAGAATAAAATGCAACAAGACGCAATATCTTGGGGAGAATTAGCAGAATTAACCCACGTTACACAGGTGGAAAGATTTAATTTCTGCACTTGCGAGGACAACGAAGGAAACGAAAATCCTTATGACGACTGCCCAGAGACAGAAGAAAACTAATGGCAAAATATGTAGTTCTATGTGAAGCAATGCCAGAAGGTGATGTAGTATGCGAAGCAGAAAATGAAGAGTGGGAAGACCGCGATGGCACGTACTGGTTTACTTGTACAACCTGCGGTTGTTGGAATGAAGTAGTTTACAAATGGTATTAAGGGGAAAATTATGAAACAGTTTAGAGTCAGTTATGAAATCAAAGGCACACGCGTAATCAACGTGTTCATTGAGGACCAAGACCTTCCAGATAATTGGGAGAGTCTTGAATCAGAAAAGCAAGATGAATGGTTGTATGAACGACAAAATTATTCGGTCATCCAGTTCGAGGACATTGACTACGGCAAGGCTATCTCAGTCCTGCCAGTTGTGTACCTCAGCGAGGTTAAGTGAATCGCTCTTGGCACGTAGAGGGGCTCTGTAATGGGCACCCAGACCCAGACTTATGGCACTACGAAAACTCAACGCTGGTAGATGAGCAAAGACTTCACGTCTTAAGAAGTGTAGAAGCAATTGAAATCTGCCACGCCTGCCCAGTTAAAGCGCAATGTTTGGCGCAAGGGTTGGAGAAAGAAAATATTATAAGCGTCGGTGGAGTGGGCTCAGTATGGGGCGGGCTATTAACTGGTGAGCGTGCGTTGCTGGCTGGCCTTAGCCACACACATAACTCTGTGCGACACGAGCAGCGTCATAGACGTGACGTTAGAAAGATAATTGCTAGAATAAGTGTATGAAAAAACGAGTAATCGTGGTCATCGGCCTTGTTCTTCTCGCTTCACTTGCCCCGATAACCCACACACTTACAGTAGATGTAGCGATAAAGCCACGTCTTAAGACTAAAGCAACGTGGGAGGACAAGCAGCAGAACAAGGCTATGGCTATGCGGTTTGCTCAGGTGGGGTGGGGTTGGGATAAGACACAGCGTAAATGTATTACCTTGCTCTTCACTAAAGAAAGTAAATTCGACCATCTAGCCAAAAATATGCAAGGAAGTAGTGCCTTCGGTGTAGCACAAATGCTTAATGAGACAAGCAAAGACCCAGCAGTACAGATACTCAGGGCCTACCGCTACATCGAGCACCGCTACGGCACACCTTGCCAAGCGTGGAAACATTCTCAACGCAGAAACTGGTATTAAATGTTCGACTTAACTGGAGAACCAACTATGGCCTGTATCTGCGGTTGTTTAATGTTTGAAATTACTGTGATGTGGGAGCAAGAGGATAGAACAATTGGTTGGTATGACTTAAGACAGAAGTGCAAGGACTGTGGCTCAATCAGTACAGCACCAACACCAATAGATGGAGAAATATAATGCCAACATATGAATATAAGTGCAACCAATGTGGCGGTACGCAAGAAGTACAGAGGGCGTATGGCGACACAACAGAACCAATCTGTTGCCAAAGCATAATGAGTCGTGTATGGTCAGCACCAGCAGTAAAGTTTACTGGCACTGGTTTTTATAGCACAGGAGGATAAAATGAATACAATACAAAGTTGGAAAGAAGTTATCGAGTTACATCACGCAGAATTAGATAAGGATTACCCAGAACATTTATGGGTAGACCCAGGCGAAATGGAATTAGAAAGCATTTCCTAAAACCATTGATTTATACTGTCAAGTCGAGGTCTGCATTTAAGTTTTATCGGAGTGTCGCAGCGTAGGGTACATCAAAAAAATAAAATCTCAAAAAGTCCATTTGCTATACTTATCTCAACATCCACTAGACAGGAGAAACAGGATGAGTAAAGTAACCATAGTAGTACCAAGCAGGTTCTATTACGACCATCGTGATAGAGATTTACCAAGTGGCAAAGTCATAAAAGAATATGCCAATGGCAAAGTTAATGTTGTCTTAAGTCATAGTGAGTTAAACGACCTTTTATCTGATGCCGAGTATTACGCCGAGTGTGCAGACCAATTTGGCACCGAGTATCAAGGGCTATGCAAGTCAGCAAAAGCCACAGTAAAAGCAATCAAAGAACAGACAGGAGAATAAGATGATAGAGATAACAGACTGGCAGTTGAAGGTATGTGTCAGGGCATTAAAAGTAATGGCCGACCAAGAAAAGAACGACTCAACCTTTGGGTCAGTGCTTCTTGACCTTCAACGAGAACTAAATATAGTTAATTCAGAAGA